ACGCAAACAGAAATTGACTTCTGCAGGATACGACTACAATGCCATCCAGAAGCTAGTCAATCAGAAACTGAATGTATCAGCCCCTAAACCAACAAAAACGATCGATCAGCTAGCTAATGAGGTCATTGCTGGCAAATGGGGAAACGGACAAGATCGTATCAATCGATTAAAAGCAGCAGGCTACAATCCTAGTGCTGTTCAAACAAGAGTAAATCAAAAATTAAGATAAAGTAATTCCACCTGTCCATTATGGATGGGTGTTTTTTTTTGTTCTGTTTATTTTTTATATATTGTTAAAATATAAGTTTAAAGTCCTCGACATAATACGTGCACATATAAAATTTTCTTTTTTTTTCAAAAATCAAAAAAAAGTTTGACAACCTAAACTACTTGTGGTATCATGAGTATGTGCGTAATTTACAAGCGAGAAGATACGCATATGATGCTAATAATGTCTTGGCAGTAAGCCCCCACGATAAGGGAAAGGCCGAACCCAAGACTTTTTTATAAGGGAGGTACATGGTATGAAAACGGCAATATTGGTAGATGGAGGATTTTACAGAAAAAGATCGTTATCGGTTTTGGGAAATAAAACAGCCAAAGAACGAGCAAACGAATTAGATGATTATTGTAAAAGACATTTGCATGAGAAACATGGTAGCAATGATTTATATAGGATATTTTATTATGACTGCCCACCAATGGCGAAAAAAGTTTTTCACCCTTTGACAAGAACTCAGATTGATTTTTCAAAGACTTCCCTATATACGTGGACGAATGAGTTTTTTGATGAATTAAAAAGGAAAAGGAAATTTGCTCTTAGAATGGGGAAATTGGCTGATGCACAAGCATGTTATACATTGAAACCAGAAGTTGTTCGAAAATTATGTAACAAATCAACAGATATGTGTAATGTTACTGAAAATGACTTTATAATTAACCTTGATCAGAAAGGCGTTGATATGAAAATAGGGTTAGATATAGCGTCTTTAGCGTATAAAAAGCAGGTTGACCAGATTGTCCTGATATCTGGTGATAGTGATTTTGTTTCTGCAGCAAAATTAGCTAGGAGAGAAGGCATTGACTTTGTTTTGGATCCATTAGGTGCAAATATAAAACCCGATTTATTTGAACACATTGATGGGCTTATGACTTGTGACAAAGCTTACCTAGTTAAAAGTAATAATAAGTAATCTCTTCCTTAGACTATAAAATAAAGTGGTGCAGTTCTGTACCTTTACTATTAAGAGTTCTAGAACTAATTATTTATGCCTATTTCTCATTACGAGAGGTAGGTTTTTTATTGTTGCTATTTTAATGGCATCTTTATATAATATTAGCGATCGTAGCACTCGCACCTCTTCACAATGTGGCCCAGAGTACTCTTTTTTAATGGCTATTATATTAACAATTGAATAAAATTTCATACCTAAAATATACCGAAAAGTTTATAAAAAATGATGAAAACAGCTACACATTACCTGCAAGTAACTGATTAAAAGTATTCAAATATAACCCATGAATAGCTTGAAAACAGCTATTTATAAAAATAAAAACATAAAATCATTATAATCCCCTCATCTGCTCCAATAGTTAATTAAAGCCCATAACAAAGGGCTTTTTCTTATGTTATTATTTTCTGTACCACTGATTATACCACCTTTTTACACTTTTCTTTATTGTGAAAGTATGTTATATTTTTAAAAAAGGAAGTGGTATTATGTCAGTTTTTAAAAGAGATGGTAAATGGTATATTAAAGGTAAAATCAAAAAGGATGATGGTTCCTATTATCAATATACCAAGCTGGCGAAAGGATGTAGATTGCAAAGAGATGCGACAGAATATGAGCGTTTGTTTCGAGTGCAGTATCAAGATATTCGAGTATCTGATCGGAATAAAACATTTGAAGATGTGGCTTTGGAGATGATGGAAGATGAAACAAGTATTAAAAGTTCTACTAAGAAATCAAATATTGAAAGATTGAATAAAGTTTATCCATTTATAGGGGATAAAAAAATCAATTTGATCACAAAGGACCATTTACAGAAGATGATCAGAGATTTTGAAAAAGATTACTCTGAATCATATGTTGAAGCTATCTATAGCGCAGTCAATAAAGTGTTCAAATATGCGGTTTTTAAAGATTATATACAGGTAAATCAATTATCAAAGGTAAAGAGAACGATTGATAAAGATACAGTTAAAGAGGAAAAGCAGTTCTGGGAACCTAAGCAATTCGAGTTATTTATCAAAGAAGTTAATGAGCAGGATATGAAGGCATTCTTTACGTTCTTATTTTGGATGGGGACAAGGCGAGGGGAAACGCTGGCATTACAGTGGAAAGACATTGATTTTAATACCAATACTGTATCGATTCATAAGACGACTACAAGACGTGTAGAGGGCAGAATATGGGCGATTACCACACCTAAGACAAAGAACAGTATCCGCAATATTACAATGCCAGAAGTGGTCATAAACGAACTGAAAGCATTGAAAGAAGTACAAGAACAGATGTATGGTTATAATGAAGATGTTTATTTGTTTGGATATCATAGACCGATGCCAGATGATTATCCACGCCGCTATTTGGTCAAGACTGTTAAAGCGCTTAATGAGATCTCCAGGGAAACACTGAAACAGATTACAATACATGAATTCAGACACAGCCATGCATCCTATTTGATCAATAACATGAGCGATAAATTCACTGTATATGATATAGCGAAACGATTAGGCGATACTGTCGAAACAGTGCTTGAAACTTATGCTCATCAATTTAAAAACGCCGATCGCAAATTAAGTGATTTCATCAATCAAGACAATGCACAAGAGAATAAACCTATTCAGTCATCTGATAAAAAGTACAGTGAACTGATTGAATTAAAACAGTTGTTAGACATGGGAGTTATTACACAATCTGATTTTGATGTGAAGAAAAAGGCTATATTGGGTATATAAAAAAGACCTTTGCGGTCTTTTCGTTTAAAGAGCTTTTTAAGAGGGAAGTAAAATTTATTTATAGTTTATGAAGAAATTAAATAGTTCCTCAAGGGTAATTCCATGTTCATTTAAAATAGTATCAAAGTGAGATTTAACCATTTCCATATTATGAATAGTGTCGGTTGAGCAATCACTATGCTTTATTGTTGTTTTATCATTTAGAGAATAATCACAAGTTTTAGTGTTATTGATAGCGATATATCTTCCATCTTTGTAAATATATAGAGTAATATCATCGAATAAAGAATCTTGAAAAGCAACAGCATCTTGATGATCGCTAGTTTTAGCTAAGAACATTAATGAACTATCGCCGATTTTATGTTCTAAATAGATGCTGTCATTATCCAGTTTAGTAAATTGAAAGTCTTTAGATAATGAATTACTTATTTCTTCATTTGTAAGTGAGTTTTGATTTTTCTTTTTCTCTTTCAATTCTGTAATTAATTTTTTACCATCATTTTTAGCGTACCATGAGACGAACTCTTTTAATTCTTTTTCTGTAATTCCAATATCAGATAACATCTTTTCAAAATCATCTTTTATGTTTTTAGCATCAGTTTTTCTCGAAGTGTCGCATAAACGATTTTCATCGATTGATTCATCTTTTCCATTTAAGAAGTAGTCACATGGCTCATCATTACCTAGATGCACTATTTCTAAATTATCTTGATAATTGGCGAAATAATAATTCATTTTACGCACATCCCTTGTGTCGGTATAAGTGAGCACCGCAATAGTGCCATCGATATTGGTAATAACATCTATATATACATCGTCATCTTTCATGATTTTTAAAGTAAAGGAATCGCCAATTTCTCCTTTTATTCTGTCACAGGTTTTCTGAATACCATTATGATTGTAGCAATTGCCCATTAAATCCCAATAATCATCATATAATCCACCAGCCTCAATCAAAGTTTTATCGGTATATTCGTATATCGTTTTTAATGTATCTTCAGGTGATTTTGAATTTCCTCCACATCCAGTCGTGCCAAACATAACAAAGGCACATATAATGATACTAATAAATCTATTCATTCTCTTATCCTCCTAAAATTTACATTATTGTAACATAAAACCGACTGTATGTGCGGTCGGTTTTTACATAATTTTCCTTTTGTCATTTTTTTATGTTCCAAATTTAAACAAAAAATGTACCCTGCCAATATTGACAAGGTACCAAGGGCGCTACGGCCGGAATAATGAATTAACAAGGGCGTATAGCCTGAATTCGATATAATAATAGCACCATTTTTAGTATATGTCAATATTGGTGAATGTTTCTAATATTTTTTCGTCAATTTGATTTAATGCTTTGTCTGAAATTTTAAGCCTTCTTATGGGGTCTATGACATTAACAGGCTTTATAATTCTTCTTTTACTAATTGTTGTTATTTGATTAACTTTAGCATATGTATGCTCTTTTAGACTTGCATATTTTTTTAATATTTCTATTTGCATATCGCAAAAGTCGGTAGAAATTTCTAAAGCGTTAAAAGGATCTTGAATATTATTTATATCTTTATTTGCGTTACTTATTACACAAGACATTATCTTGTATATGGAATTTTTAACTTCATCTCCTAGATCTAAATGGTTTTTATGTTCTTTTGATGTCAGTGGAATTACTGTAAGCAATTCATTGTATTTGCTATCCTTTTTATTTAATACTATTGCAAAATGCTTTCCCCTAAGTTCACTTCCAACTTGTGGCGAAAAATCTGCCATAACAACTGTCCCTCGTTTAAACGTATAAAAATTCATTCTAATCTCCTATACTTTACCCAAAACTTTTCCAACACATTTGATATTTTGAAATTCATTTAGAGCGATGTCATCATAAGTAGGGTTAAGACTATGTAATTTATCGCCTTTGAATTGCTTTAGAAAGCAAGTGCCATCAATAACAAATATGCCGATTTCATTCATTTCAACTGTTTCTTGTGCTTTTACAAATACACGATCGCCATCTTCAAACTTTGGCATCATACTATCTCCATCCACTTTTAGAATGTAGTCTGATTGCCGTGCTATAGGACTGTCAGCAATCTGTACCGTTGTTTTTGGAACATCCCATTCATCCAAGAAATTACCGATGCCAGCAGAAACACCATAATCATATTGAGTCATGTAAAGTCTATCAGATTCTACAATGAACTGATAATCTGGATTTGTCTCTTGAATGTGTTCTGTTTCGGATTGTTTTTTTAATGCCATTACGTGGTTATACTCATTATCGAGAATAAAATCTACAATGTTTTGACCATTTTTTTCAAGGCTACGATATTTTTTTATATGTTCTTGTTCAGATAATGTTGTTTCAAAATCAGAATTCCCATAATAATCTAGTAGGTAAGAAACCGACACTTGTAAAACATCACAGAGTTTTATTATTTTTTCGGCATCTGGTTTATTTAAATCTCTTTCCCAATTACTAATCACTCCAGAAGATGACTTTACATCAATAGCAGTAGCTAATTCAGCTTGAGAAATATTCATTTTTTCTCGAGCATTTTTTAATCTTTCACCAAAAGTACTCACTTTATCACCTCTTTTCATCTAGATTATATAGAAAATATTGATAACAATCAAGAGTTTCACGAAAATAATTTGAGAAAATCTCGAAATAATTGTTGACACTCGAGAATTTAAGGTTTATACTATGAGTGTTCGAGATAATCTCGAGAAAGGAGATGAAATTATGCCATTTAATAGATTGGTTGAAAAAATACTCAAGGATAACGGTAGAACTCAAACATGGACAATAAATAAAATGAATGAAATAAACCCTTCTTTAAAAATGGATAGGTGTAAGATGTCTTCAATCATCAAGAATAATCGAAAGATTAGTGGAGAAGAGCTATTAACATTCTGTATGGCTTTGAAAATCAATCCAGATGTATTTATGAAACTAGCAGAAAAACACGACACAACGTAGAAAGGAGGTGAGTAAGTCATGAATAAGGTATATTTAAACGCAGACGGCAAAGTTTTCGTAAATGATGTTGAAGTTGAACATGTTAAATCAATTTCAAGTAAATCGGACTATTTTGGTCATTCGGTTATTTTAGAATTTGATGCGGATTATAAATGTGATTATCGAAGTAAAGTAAAAGCGCACTCATTAGATGAATGCACTAAGAAAGACAATTAAGGTATTAACTTACTGATAAGGTCTATTACATCTTTTATACCATTTTTAAAATGATTTTCCATGTAAATAAGACCTTTATCTGTGATGCGAAATTCACCACCGATGTATACCTTAATAAGTTCATTGTTGGCAAGTTCCACAAATCTAACATCGTAATCATCTTCGCTCCAAATATACAAATCAGAAGTCTTATTGTAAAAATCTGATTCAAAATCTCTTGAAGTTGATTCCGATTCGCCGTTTTTGGTTCTTTCCAAATAACGTTTATAGATTATGCCAATCAATGCATCAGCTTTCTTGGTTAATTGTATACTCATATCTAGCACCTCCCTTCATGATGTAATTTTATATCAAAAGAAAGATAGGAGCAAGGGAGTCGAACCAAACGAACTGTTCAGACACGACACAACGTAGAAAGGAGTGGGGCATGAAATCTCGAAATGAATTAGATAGTATTGCAATAGATATTGTCAATCTATTATCAAAAAAAGACATAACTATTAGTGAGTCAAGTTATGTCTTAGATAAATGCAATTCTATAATTGTAAATTCAACTAGAGTACAAAGAATTAAAGATTAGATTTTTTTATATCATGTAACGAATTTGATATAGCCTTTAACGCCTTTTCAGAATTATCTACAGTTGGATGTGTATCTGGAAATGGATTATCTGCATCACCATCTACGAAAAAGCAATCATTGTATTTCTTTGTTGTTGAATGATATCCAATTTCGAATGTAAATTTTCTATTTTTTAGGGAATGAGCAACTAAAGGGCATATTTTAGAATCGCCTGGTGCTAGAGATGAATTACATAATGACTTAAAAGGATTTCCTTCAACCATATTTCCATCGGATTCAGGAATATAAAAATCTGTATCAACATTATCGATGTGAGCAGTTGATGTGCCAAAATTCTTAATTATGTAGTACAGAACACCATCGGAATATTTTGAATATATGGAGATAATTGGTCTTGTTGCTTCTTCTATCATTCTATTGTTTTTAATCATTGTAATGATAGAAATAGCAATGGCAGTCATACTCGTTAACACGGAAACAACTATTTCCCAAAATAACAGCCAATCAGAATTAGTAAATGTGTCAAACATTTTCTTCACCCCCCTTTCCTCATAAATTTTACATCAAAAGGAAGAAGGGGACAAGGCACATATACAGAAGCAAGCGATGGATAGAAAGGAGATGAAAAACATGGTAAACAAATGGGAAACATACGCAGAAAAAGAACTTCATAAAAGTATTGATTACATTATGGACTCTATTTGCGGAAGATTGACAAATGGGCTACTTGATGATCATTATCTGGATGAATGCAAAGTGGCGCTACAAGAAAGTGTATCTAAATTCATTGATTGTAGAAAAGCTGAATTAAACGTCCCTAAGTATATAACAGGGCAAGACATTCAGGCAATGCATAACGAAAAAAATCCAGATCATCCGATTGGTTATAAAAAGGCACTTGACATCAAGGATAGTTGCAGAAATTCTTATGAAAAGGAATTTGGAAAAACTAAACTCCATAATGATAAAGAAATACCTCTATCCTGGTATGAAACGTATTATGGAGAACAGGCATTGGATCCTAGAATTAAGCGTCAAATACAAAAAGAAAAGGATGCTTAACTCTCTCGACAAGGGCATCCAATCGGAAAAATATTTCCGATTACATTTTACAACAATTATATGAAAAATGCAAATTTGAAAGGAGAAACACATGAAAAATAAAAGCAAGTTTGTACCACAATGTGGCGATAGGTATTTCTTTATCGATGCAGGCGGCACAATAAAAAATTATGCGTATTGCGATGATAATGTAGACGAATGGATTCTGAAACATCATCATGTATTTCGATCATACGATGAATGCAAAGAATACAAGCATTACTTGGAGGTTCTGGATGAATATACATTCAAGCCAGATTGGAATGATAGAACACAAGGGAAATGGCATCCATACTTTGATCATGATGAAAAAAGAATATGCTTGAAATTAGCACGTTATTTTCAATATCAAGGAAAATGCTTTGAGTCATTTGATAAAGGTATAGGGTTCATTAAAAAAGTCGGCGAAAACGCAGTCAAACGCTTTATGTTTGATTACTGGGAGTAAGCGCATGAGCGAAAGAGCATTAAAAACGATCGCATGCCTCTGTGTCGGTGGTATCTGCCTATTTCTATACTTAGGTATGAAATCCATCTATTCAGAAATGGAACAGATGTATGTTGAAACAAGCGATGAATTATCTCAAAAGAAACAAATCATCAAAAGCCAAGAGTCAATCATCAACACAAAAGACAAGCAGATAATCCAGCTAAACAATCGAATTGACGAGCTTGAACAAAAAGGCATGAAATCCCTAGGGATGTTTAAAATCACGGCATATGGACGTGATTGCGACGGATGCACAGGGATTACAAAGACCGGTACCGTTCCTATTGTCGGAAGAACGGTTGCAGTAGACCCTGATGTAATTCCACTTGGCTCCACTGTCATCATCGATGGACAAGAGTACATAGCCGAGGACATTGGTGGTGCTATCAAAGGCAATGTGATAGATATGTTTGTCGGTACAGAAGAAATCTCAACATATTACGGTGTGAAATACAAAGAAGTGTTTGTGAAGGGAGAAGCAGAATGAATACAGGTATTAAAATCAATAAACTTGAAATTGAAAATGTAAAACGTGTTAAGGCAGTCAAAATAGAGCCTTCGATCAATGGCCTTACTGTTGTGGGTGGCAATAATAACCAAGGAAAGACATCCGTTTTGGATGCGATCACGTGGGCATTAGGTGGTGAACGATACAAGCCTACTATGGCTAAACGTAGCGGATCTGTTACTGATCCGGTATTAAAGATCGAGCTTAGCAATGGTCTAATAGTTGAGCGTAAAGGAAAAAACAGCAGTTTAAAAGTTTTTGATCCAAACGGAAAAAAAGGCGGTCAGCAGCTGCTTAATGAATTTGTAGAAGAATTGGCTTTGAACTTACCAAAGTTTATGCAGGCTACTGGAAAAGAAAAAGCCAATATATTACTGCAAATAATTGGTGTCGGAGATCAATTGTATACTCTAGAAAAGCAAGAGAGTGAAATGTACAACGAACGTCTATTGATTGGCCGTGATGCGGATCGTAAGAAGAAGTTTGCAAACGAACAACCATATTATCCTGATGCACCAAAAGAATTGATTTCCGTATCAGAATTGATTCGTCAGCAACAAGCTATCTTGGCTAAAAATGGTGAGAATGCTGAAAAGAGAAACAAAGTACAACAGTACGAATACCAGGTGTCAAATTTAACGGACGAAGTGGCACGCATCAGACAGCAGTTGCAAATGAAAGAGCAACAGTTGAACGAAGCTACTACAAATCTAAGTATTGCTAAAACTGATGCAATGACCTTGATTGATGAATCGACAGAAGAATTGGAACAGAACATTGCCAATATTGAGGCTATCAATATCAAAGTACGAGCTAATCTGGATAAGGAGAAAGCAGAAGAAGATGCTAGGGAATACCAAAGAAAGTATGAAGAATACACAGCACATATTGAGCAGGTCCGCCAACAGAAAATGGATCTGTTAAAGAATGCATCTTTACCATTATCAGACCTTTCAGTACAGGATGGTGAGATAACCTATAAAGGGCAGATGTGGGACAATATGTCAGGTTCGGATCAATTGAAAGTAGCAACGGCAATCGTTCGCAAGTTGAATCCTAAATGTGGCTTTGTGCTACTTGATAAGCTGGAACAAATGGATCTAGATACAATGAATGAGTTTGGGCAGTGGTTAGAGGATCAAGGTCTGCAAGCGATTGCGACCAGAGTATCGACAGGTAATGAATGCAGTATCATTATTGAAGATGGATATGTAAAAGATCAGAAAGATCATACATCAATTCAAGAAACTGTACAGCCAGCGTTACATACAGAAACACCTGCACCAAAATCATGGAACGGAGGATGGAATAAATGAGGTTCGAAGTAACTCACGGTAAAATCCACAGCGCACATAAGGTAGTGGTATATGGTCCTGAAGGGATTGGGAAGAGTACTTTTGCTTCCCGATTCCCCCAGCCTTATTTTATCGATACGGAAGGTTCTACCAAAAAACTTGATGTGTCACGATTGCCAAAGCCTACAAGTTGGCAAATGTTAAAAGACGAAGTCGCAGACATCATCAATGAAAGGCCATGTAAAACGCTTGTCATCGATACAGCGGATTGGGCAGAACGTTTATGCATTGAGTCCGTATGTTCAGCGCATGGTAAAAAAGGCATCGAAGATTTTGGGTACGGCAACGGATACACTTATGTATGCGAAGAATGGGGACGTTTTCTAAATCTATTACAGGATGTTGTTGATATCGCAAAAATCAATGTAGTATTGACCGCGCATGCAATTATTCGTAAATTTGAGCAACCGAATGAAATGGGTTCTTACGATCGATATGAATTGAAACTTGGAAAGAAAACAACAGCACAAACAGCTCCACTTACCAAAGAGTGGGCAGATATGGTGCTTTTCGCAAACTATAAAATTCTTTCTGTAGCCACAGACGATAAAGGAAAAAAACATAAGGCACAGGGTGGGCAAAGGGTCATGTACACCTTGCATCATCCTTGTTGGGATGCAAAAAACAGAGATAATCTGCAGGACGAATTGCCATTTGATTATGAGCAAATCAGACATATTATAGAAGCAAACGAACTATCTGTAACACAACCTGTACAATCGTTGAACATTGCAGATAATATTGAAGCAGGGCCTATGATCTATACGAGCGATACTATATCGCAAAATAATGATTATGATGGATTACCGCAGCCTTTAATCGATCTTATGAAAAGCAACAATATAACAACGGAAATGATACAAAAAGCAGTAGCTATACATGGCTGGTTTCCACCAGACATGCCAGTAAAGGATTATCCAGCAGATTTTATTCAGGATATGCTAATCAATCAGTGGAGTGGTCTGCTAAATGAAATTCAATTACCATTTTAAAAGAAAATAGGAGGACAAGAAATGGAACAATACAATTATCAACAAGAACATGAATTAAATTGGGACGATGAAATTAGTAAGGAAAACGAGTTTGTATTACTAGATGACGGTGATTATGATTTCGTTGTCGAATCCTTCGAACGAACTCGATATGATGGTAGTACAAATATGCCTGCCTGTAACTGTGCAGTACTCAATATTCGTATCAATTCTTCTAAAGGTGTGGCTACTATCAAGCATAGATTGATGCTGCACTCGAAAACGGAATGGGCATTGAGTGCATTCTTTAGAAGTATTGGGCAGAAAAAGAAAGATGCTCCATTGCGAATGAATTGGAATCTAGTGCCTGGATCAAAAGGGAAATGTAAAGTTGGTAAGAGGGTATATAACAACAACGAATATAATGAAATCAAAAAGTTTTATCCATCTGATGAAGTTATCAATCAAACGCAATACCAGTCACAAGGACAAACTTATAATCAAGGTTATAATTCTAATACACCAAAAACATGGTAGGTAATCAATTATGGAGTTAAGACCATATCAACAAGAAGCAAAAACATCCATATTTGAAGAATGGGACAAGGGTGTGCAAAAAACACTCCTTGTTCTTCCTACAGGATGTGGTAAAACGATAGTGTTTGCCAAAGTCGCGGAAGAATGTGTACGAAAAGGGCATCGTGTACTTATTATGGCTCACCGTGGAGAGCTGTTGGAACAAGCGGCAGATAAGATTGCCAAAGCTACAGGACTTGGTTGTGCAACAGAAAAGGCAGAAGAGAGTTGTATTGGTCAATGGTTCAGAATCGTTGTAGGTTCTGTACAAACATTGATGAGAACAAAGCGTTTAGAGCAGTTTCCATCTGATTATTTCGATACAATCATAATTGATGAAGCACATCATTGTCTATCCGATAGTTATCAAAGAGTTTTATCCCATTTTGATCAAGCAGAAGTTCTCGGAGTTACAGCCACGCCTGATCGTGGTGATATGCGCAATCTCGGACAGTATTTTGATACGCTTGCATACGAATATACATTACCAAAAGCAATTAAAGAAGGATATTTAACCCCTATCAAGGCGCTTACAGTCCCACTAAGGATGGATTTGTCCAGTGTCGGAGTACAGGCTGGTGACTTTAAGGTAAGCGAGATAGGAAATGTATTGGATCCTTATCTTTACCAAATTGCTGATGCGATGATTAAGTATTGTAAAAATCGTAAAACAGTCGTTTTCTTGCCGCTGGTAAAAACCTCACAGAAATTCAGAGACATATTGATGGAAAAGGGATTCAATGCAGCAGAGGTCAATGGCAATAGTACTGAACGTACAGAGATACTGAAGGACTTTGGTATTGGAAAATACAATGTACTCTGCAATAGCATGTTACTTACAGAAGGATGGGACTGTCCATCAGTTGATTGTATTATTGTATTGAGACCAACAAAGGTACGAAGCTTATACTGTCAGATGGTAGGACGAGGTACGCGCTTATGTGAAGGAAAAGATCATTTATTATTATTAGATTTTTTATGGCACACAGAAAAGCACGAACTATGTCATCCAGCATCATTGATTTGCGAAAACGCAGAAGTTGCCAAGCAACTGACTAAAAATTTGGAAGAACAATCTGGATGTCCAATTGACATTGAAGAAGCAGAATTACAGGCTTCTGAAGATGTTGTATCACAACGCGAGGAAGCGTTAGCTAAGAAACTGGAAGAAATGAAAAAGAAAAAAAGAAAGCTGGTAGATCCTTTGCAATATGAAATGTCGATCATGGCTGAGGATCTGACCGATTATGTTCCATCTTTTGGGTGGGAAATGAGTCCAGCATCAGATAAGCAGATACAGGCATTGGAGAAGTTTGGAATCTATGCCAACGAGATTGATAATGCTGGTAAGGCAAATCTGTTGCTTGATCGTCTTAAAAAAAGACGATCAGAAGGACTAAGCACGCCTAAGCAAATACGTTTTCTTGAAGGGAAAGGTTTCCAACGTGTTGGAACTTGGCAGTTTGATAAAGCCAATAATTTAATCAACAGAATAGCGGCAAATGGATGGCGTATTCCACGTACCATCGATCCACTTACATATCGTCCAGAGTGAGGTGTGAAAGGAGTTCTATCATGCAGAATACCGACTTGAAAGAATTATTAAATTATATAGATCCATCTACTCTTAATTATCAAGAATGGGTAAATGTCGGTATGGCATTAAAGTATGAAGGCTACACTTCATCAGATTGGGATGAGTGGAGTATGAATGATTCAAGATATCATGCTGGAGAATGCGAAAAGAAGTGGAATACATTTCAAGGGACTGGAACACCGATAACTGGAGCAACAATCACACAGATGGCAAAGGACAGGGGTTGGCAGCCGATGCGAAGCGGCGGACGGGAATTGGACTGGAACGATACCATAAGTGATGATTTTGTAATTCTGGACAAAGGATGGATTGAAGGAAAAGATATCCAAGAACCAGTAAATTGGGATCCAGCAAAAGAGTTGACTACATATCTTGAAACGCTGTTTGATTCTGATGAGATTATAGGTTATGTTACCAAGACCTGGGAAAAAGACGGCAAGTATATGCCTACAAAAGGATGTTTTAACTGCACTGCTGGAAAACTCATACAGGATATTCAAAAATATAAGGATGATATAGGATATGCGATTGGTGATTACAATTTATTAGCAGGTGCATGGATCCGTTTTAATCCACTGGATGGTAAAGGTGTAAAAAATAATAACGTCTCTGATTTCCGTTATGCTTTGGTAGAGTCAGATAGTATGGATTTAGGCCGACAGAATGCAATTATAAGGGAATTAGAGCTTCCTGTAGCTTGCATGGTATACAGTGGCGGTAAAAGTATACACGCCATTGTACATATAGATGCATCTGATTATCAGGAATATCGAAAAAGAGTGGATTATCTGTATTCTGTATGTAAGAAAAACGGTCTTGAGATTGACCAACAAAATAAGAATCCATCGAGACTTTCAAGGATGCCTGGTGTTTATCGCAATGGTCATAAGCAATTTTTAATCGATACGAAAATCGGAAAAGAATCATGGGCAGAATGGAAAGAATGGATCGAATCTGTCAATGATGATCTTCCAGAACCAGAGAGCTTAGAGGGAGTATGGGATGATTTGCCTGAATTGGCTCCACCGTTAATTGATGGTGTGCTGCGACAAGGGCATAAGATGTTGATCGCAGGACCATCAAAGGCAGGTAAATCATTTGCTTTGATTGAAATGTGCATCGCAGTAGCTGAAGGAAGTAAATGGTTAAATTGGCAGTGTGCACAAGGGAAAGTCATGTATGTAAATCTCGAACTCGATCGTGCAAGTTGTCTGCATCGATTCAAGGATGTATACGATTCTTTGCATATGAAACCAATGAATCTGAAAAACATCGATATATGGAATCTGAGAGGGAAATCGATCCCTATGGATAAATTAGCGCCCAAGCTGATACGTAGAGCAATAAAAAAGGATTATATAGCTATCGTTATAGATCCAATCTATAAGATCATTACTGGCGATGAAAACAGCGCTGATCAAATGGCTAATTTCTGCAATCAATTTGACAAAGTGTGTACTGAATTGAATTGTGCAGTTATTTATTGTCATCATCATTCAAAAGGCGCACAGGGCGGTAAGAGGTCAATGGATAGAGCATCTGGATCCGGAGTGTTTGCGCGTGATCCCGATGCATTACTTGATCTTATCGAGCTTGAAGCGAACGATGATTTGTTAAAGCAGCAAATGAATAAAGCGGTTTGTGATCTATGTATGTCATGGCTTGAAAAGAACGGTAAAGGTGATCTGCCGAGCGATGATGATATGTGCAGTGAAAAAGAAATGCTAACTATATGTAGAACCCATTTAAAGGGCGTATATGACGATATCTTACAAGAGGTATCAAAATTACGGATACAAATCAAACAGCGAACAGCGTGGCGAATAGATGGTACACTGCGTGAATTTCCAAAGTTTGACCCAGTAGATCTGTGGTTTGACTACCCTATACATAAACAAGATTTGATCGGTGTGTTAAAGGATATGAACCCTGATGATGCACTGTCGTGGAAAAAGAATTTTACGAAAAAGAAGACACCAGAGGAAAAGAAACAAGAACGTAAGCAATCAATTGAAATAGCTTACGATGCATGTAACACCAACGGGAAAGTAACAATAAAGGACCTTACTGAGTACATGGGAGTTGGAGAAAAAACGATACGAAGAAGGTTGAAAGAACATGGAGGATTTTGGGTAGATGAAGGAGTTATTGGAAAGAAAACATAGGGTCAAAGTCGAGGGACAAAATCGAAAATGTCCCTGTCCCTCATAGGGTCAAAGTCGAAACTTGTCCCGAGAATGTCCCTAGGGACAAAATCGAGAAAATACCGAGTTTGACCCTAGGACAGACACGACATATATACTACGTATATATATTTGTCCGTGTCCCTGACGGTCACTGGGGAAAGTAGTCGTGCGACAGCTAACGCACGACGACTCCTTCCCCTGACAGTGACAAGGAGCAAAAACAAATGGAGGAGTTTATGGAAAAATTTACTAAAACGATTTGTCCTGGTACAAGTTTCTTTGTTGATATGATCCCTCCAACCGTAACAGCGCAAGAACATAAGATTGCAGTTATCAAAGGCAAGCCGGTTGTCTATGACACACCAGAAATCAAACAGGCTAAATCAAAACTCATCAGTCATTTAAAAGTGTATAGTCCAGGAACACCGTATAACGGTCCATTGCATTTACGTGTGAAATGGTGCTTTCCTGTAAAAGGCAAGCATCGTAACGGAGAGTATAAGACTTCAAAACCAGATACGGATAATCTGCAGAAGATGTTAAAGGACTGTATGACAGTATTGGGTTTTTGGAAAGACGATGCACAGGTAGCTTTGGAGATTGTTGAAAAGTTTTGGGCAGATCGTCCAGGTCTGTATATCGAAGTTTGGGAGGTTTGATATGAAAATGAAACAAGAACGATCAACCGCATCCATACTTAAAAGACAAATCAACGATAACTGGCATTTGGTGCGAGGAACAGAGAATGCCATTGAGCGGAAGCTATCGCTTTGGCTTTCTCCGTCCAATGCCAACGAAATCATGGAGCAAATTCGATCGCTTGAAATAATAGCTTTGGAACTCGGAGTGAATTACGAAAAGTGTGGGTGTAGCGATAGAATCAAACAGATAATTTGGCAACAGATGGAAAGGGAATACAAATGATGCTTTATGAAAGTTAGATTATTTGCTGCTGATTCCAAAATACCAAATCTCGCAATTATGAAAATATCTACGTATCATAAAATGCGAGGCGATGATGTGGCATGGTACAATCCTTTGTTTGATATGTACGATACTGATGTGTTTTATGAAAGTAAGATATTTACTTTCAGTCCCAGTTATCAATATTATCCAGTAGGTGCCAAAATCATCAGAGGAGGCACAGGGGTTGATGTTAAATCTAAATTGCCAGACGACATAGAACAGGTCACAGAGCTTGATTATAGCTTATATCCAGATTGTGATTACTCCATTCAATTTATGAGCCGTGGATGCATTCGTAAGTGTCCGTTTTGTGTAGTGCCGATAAAAGAAGGCACAATAAGGCAATCAAGACCATTTGAGTTAAATCCAAAAGGAAAATGGGTCATGATACTTGATAATAATTTCTTTGCCTGTTCGCAATGGCGTGAAAATATAGAAATTATAAGATTATGGAATCAACCTGTTACATTTCAACAGGGGTTAGATCTTCGTATTATGACCAATGAAATGGCGCAAGCGTTATCTACTGTCAAAATTAAGGACAAGGGTATATATATAGCTTGGGATAATTATGAGGATAAGGATATGGTGTTGAAAGGAATAACTATCTTAACAAAACATATTAAGCCATGGAGAATAAATTGTTATGTATTGGTTGGATTTAAGCATCAATACATAACGGATGAAGATCTAGAAAGAGTGCTTACGCTTGATAAGTTAGGCGTTAATCCCTTTGCTATGGGTTATGTTGATTTCAATAATCCCAATTACCAGAAACCACAAGAAATCAAAGATTTTTGCCGCTGGGTAAATATGAAAGCAATATTCAAAAGTTGTACATGGGATGAATACAGAAAGTAAAGGAGTGAAATCATGGAAATGAATACAGCCGATTTTAAACATTTCAAATTGCATAACGATAGCACTTTGAAATCAATGACAAAAGATGAACTGATTGGATACATTCATATGCTTTACCACAATGGTGTGTATCAGATCAAGCACACTATAATGTGATGGAATATGCTAAAACACTTCAAGATGAAGTTGACTATTATAAGCACGAATACTATTCATAATGTGACAGAGCCGAAAAGCTGGAAGAACTATTGAGTCGTATAGAGGAGTGAGATCATGAAAGCTATACCAGTATGCAAAACTTGTCGTTATCGTTACAAAAACAGGTGTAAAAAGATCCAATACAGCGATGGTCAGGATTACGTGATATGTTCTATAAATCCAGTATCGAAAGAACTCGGAATAAAGACATCGCCAAGACGTTGTCCTTTGAGGAAACAGGAGGAAATCAAATGATCAATAAAAAGGAAATAGGAGAAGCGTTAGATTTGTGTATGGAATTACTTGAAAAAGCAACACCGAAAAAGCCAATTCTTGAAGCAATGAGAGGATTTGGTGATGAAATAGCAAGCCACCTTGTTTGTCCTGTTTGCAAAATACCAATAGTGAATGTTTGGAGCAGAAAAGAATATAGACCCAGATATTGCCATGTGTGTGGACAGCGATTAGATTGGAGTGAATGAAGATGAATAAAGAAGAAATGACAACGAAAGAGTGGTGGTATGAAAATGGATGGATTATACGTGTCAAAATCTATACTTGTTTTTTCAGACCGCCTATTGGAGTTTTAAAAATCTTCATTGATGTTTTAGAACTTATCATTACTTGCTATGATAAGATTGTAATTTGGTTTCTATGGAAATGGAAACCAGCTGAAAGATTTTTTCGATACAGGAAAAACGACGAGTAAGGAGGAATGCAAGATGACAAAGGAAGAATGCGAAAAGGTGTTAAAGGCGCTGTACGATGAAAACGATGAAATGGATGATTATGCATCAGCATTCAGTTTTGATGATGACTATATTCCGCAATGTGTGTATGAAACGGCAAGAAGGCACTGCTATGACACCTTGAAGCAACTTATTAAAGAACACTTTGATATTCCATCATCTGGAGCGATACACCATGATTGAATACTTGATTGTATTAGGTGTGATATGGCTATGGCTGTATTGTGCGTTTAAAGGGCAAAACGACGAATGATAGGGGGCAAAGCATGAACAAAATCAAGACGAGCAAGGATGAAAGGGAAAAGCAGTACATCAAAGAAGAATTGATGCGCTATTACATGTATAAAGACAAAATAACGAAATTGGAAGATGAAATACATAGGTTTAAAATCAAGTACAGGGATTTGATCAACGATCCACCGATTGGCGGTAGCATCATAAAGATGCCAGATGGATCTCCGAATAACCGAAATCTTGTGATGCGATTGGAAAGTAAATTGAACGACCTTGAAACGGATTTGAAATATTATCGTGACAGGATTAGCATACTTGACAATTGGTTAGGCGTTTTGACTGAAAAGCAATATAAAGTCGCCAAGCTATACATATGTCAATATCAATGCAAGAACGTAGCGGACGCAGCAGCTGATTTAGGTTATGCTATAGATACGGTAAAAGGCTATCCAGACCAGATATATAATCGCATTAGAAAAAAAGTTACGAAAATTTTCTAAACTTTCACACTCGGTGGGTATGCTTGACATGTTATAATGATAGTGTGGATTTCAAGGGAAACCACAGATCATACGTTCTCCCCTTTCTAAAATTTACGTAAGCCAGCTGTAAAAGGCTGGTTTTTAAATTGAAAGGGACATACTAGCTTATCTACGATCGTAGAAGGAGGAGCAGGAGTGCGAAAGACGCATTCCTTGTAAAACAAGCACGTAGAACTGCCCACGATAAGGGGTACAGGAGAAAACGTGCTTTTTATTTTAACCAATATATGGTAAAATTTAAATGAGAGGGGATTTTGCGATGATAGAGCCTTTAGAAAAAAATATAAATTGTAAAGTACCTGTTATCTTCAGTTTAAAGAATAATACTGAAGAAACTATTAAATATTTTGCTGATGTGAAAGCACATTGCATATCTAAAGAGAAAGTCATTATTAATTTTGATCTGTATGATTTGAAAACAGTAACGATCGACGCTATTATGTATATGATAGCAATGACATTACAAGCATCTGCTATAAGGAGTGATATTACTTTTCGCGTTTGTAAACCGAGAAACAAGAAAATGCGGAGTTTTATAAACAATTGTGGACTGAAAAAATTTCTGGAAAAAGATAATGAGCCTTGCGATAATCAAAATGATTATTACGTAATAAAAATTGGAGTTCAAACGGATACAGATATTGCTGAAGAAATTAGTAACTTTACTAAATCAAAGAATGATAACTTAGATGTTAAGCAAATGTCAATGCTCTATAAAATGCTAATAGAAATGATGAATAATTCTTTAGAACATGCGTATGATATTAAGGAATTAGGTATTATCAAATCAAAGCTTGTTGGCTTATGGTTTGTATTTATCGAAAATTCAGGAGATAGGCTTAAATTTACTTTCTTGGATACGGGTATAGGAATTCCTAATTCCTTGTTTATGAAAAAAGAAGGTTCGTATGAGGATTTAGAAATAATGTTTGGTAAACGAAATTTGAAACAAGAAGATCCTAAAAGAAGTTATATTGTTCAAGCGTTGTCTGGTAATGTTAAACGTGCAAATTCTCTCAATTCAAATCGAGGACAAGGTTTACCTGAAATTTATGGATATTATAAAAATGAAGAAATATTCTCAAATTTATGTATAATTTCAGGGAATGAAAAATGCAGGTTTTATGATTCAGATAAATCTAGAGCAGTTTTTGATAAACTGGATTATGAACTACACGGAACATTATATTATTGGGAAGTCAAAAAAGGATAAGGTGAAATTATGAAAAAAATTATCATTAGCTCAGATTTCAGTAATACTCCAGGAGGTAGATGGAAACGTCTGGGACCAAATTCGGGCGAAGAATTTTATGAAAATTTGCTATATAGTAACTTCAAAGCCGCCATGGATGATGATGATTCACTATACATCGATTTAGATGGTGTGATTGGATATCCGAGTTCTTTCTTAGATCAAAGTTTTGGAGAGTTATCGCGTGAGTTTGGTGCTAAAGAGGTATTAAAAAGAATCAATTTTAAGTCTGAAGATGAACCATCTTTACCACAAGATATAGTTAAAAAAATTAAGGATGCAGATAATTGTTATGAAGATTAAAGAATATATTCTAAATCATAAAATTAATTGCTTAATCATTATTTTAATATTAATTTCTTTGTGTTCTTGGGGCTATTGGAATTTGGAAAATAATGAAAGTTTTCTAAAAGCCAGTATGGTCGACATTGTAACTATATTTTTATTGTTGTTTGTATCATACTTTTTGGTAGAGAGTAAAAATAATATGAAAAAAAGACAAGAGATTGTGAGTACGATTTTGGATGAGATTGTGACTTCATCATATACGTTGGAAAATTTGTGTAGTAATGAACCATTGAATAATTCATTAATAACGATTGAAATTAGAAAAGTAAAAAATAATTGTGATTTATTAAAACAAGCATGTACTTATTTCAAGATAAAAGAAGCTGTTACTTATTTAAAAAATGAAATTGATGAACTTGATGCATATACTTCTGAACAAAATAAAAGCATTGTCAGTGATGCTACTGTTCAAAGGCATTGCAAGAATTTATCATATAAATGCAAAGAAATATATTCTAAAATATACTTTGAATCTTAGCACCCTGGTGCTGCTTTTCTTTTGCACTCGTTTGTAGTAGAATGATTACAAAGGAGGAGATATTAAGATGTTGCCAAATAGAATGATCGTTGAAGCAATTGTTAATTATTGTGGTATTCCATCAGATAAGATTATTGTTAAAGATAATGGTTATACACCAATAAGGATCATTAGTATTTCGATAGATGAAAATGAAGACAGAACTAATGAAATTCGACAGTTTTTAGAACAATGGTTTTTTAAGGAGAGAAATTTGTCAATTTTACAGAGAGAACCAAACAATTTTATCATTGCTTTCTATGACAGATGGATTTAAGTGTATGTTAGACGCAGATGCGTCTTTTCTTTTGCACAATGAAAGGTAGGTGATGTTATGCCACGGAAACCATCGGAAAACAGAATAAAAGCACATGACCTGTATGATCTGCATCACGGCAACATCACCAACCGTGAGATTGCAAATCAGCTTGGGATTTCTGAAAAAACTGTTGCAGGATGGAAGTGTAAAGATGATTGGTTAAAGGAGCGGAGTACTCCGATAAAAAATACCAAAGGTACTCCGAAAAAACAGAGTACTCCAAAAAAGAAAAAAGGTGGTCAACCAGGTAATCAGAACGCTAAGGGTAAGAACCTCCATAATCAAAATGCAAGAAAGCACGGATTGTTTTCCAAATGGTTGCCTCCGGCGATCAATGAGATTATCAAAGAGATGCCAACGGATCCACTAGACATCGTTTGGTACAACATTGAGTTACAATGGGCAAATATTATGCATGCGCAAAAGATACTTCATGTTGAAAACAAAGATGACAAGGTCCAAGAAGTCACTATGGAGGGGGAAAGCGTAACAGCATATGAAATACAACAAGCATGGGATAGACAAGCCAAAACCCTCAAAGCGAACGGCAGAGCGCTAGTAGACTTAGACAGGATGATACGTTCATATTACGAAATACTGGACAGACGTAAAGATACAGCCAGTGATTACCAGATGGAACGTATTCAATTACTGGAAGCACAAAGAAATAAGATTGAAGTGGATAGTGGGAAGGAAGAAGATGAAAGCGTGGTAATCATCAATGACATCAAATCAGAAGATTGTAAGATTGAGTGACATCATTATCCCTAAATTTCAATCACTGGTAAATGATCGAGAGCATATGCACCAGATATTAACATCAGGGCGTGCAGGAACAAAATCATCCGCTATGGCAATCATAACGGACTATTTAATTGTTTCAGAACCAAAAACAGCTGCTGTTATAATGCGTAAGCATCATAATAAAGTAGGAAAAAGTGTGTATAAAGAATGTATTCGTGCAATTGGACGATTAGGATTGAAAAAAAGCATGTTCAAAATTACAAAGAGTCCTATGCAGATTACCTATAAAGCAAACGGTAATACGATATACTTCACTGGATCAGACAGCATCGATGATACAAAAGGTATGATTGATGAGGAAAGGGTTATCCGTCTTGTTGTGCTCGATGAGGTAACGGAATTTTTCGATAAAGGTGATGGAGAAGATGAAATATCAAATATTGTTGCTACCTTTGTGCGTGGTAACAATGAAGGATTTAGAATGATGTATCTATTCAATCCGCCGAAAAACAAAAAAGCACCTGTAAACTTGTGGTGTGAGAAAATGGAACAGCGTGAAGATTGCATACATATTCATACGGATTATCGAGATGTACCAATAGAGTGGTTAGGTCAAGCCTTGATCAACGAAGCAGAAGCGATGAAAACAGCAGATACTAAGATGTATGATTGGGTATGGCTTGGTAAAGCGACAGGCTTGGACGGATTGATATACTATATGTTTGATCCGAACAAGCATATACGAACAGTAACAGACGGTATTAAATTCACACTATATGGTATCGGTATTGATTACGGACAGATGAATGCCACTACGTTTCAGGCATTTGGCTTGGATATGAAAAATAAGTGCATACGTGGACTTGATGAATACTATCACAGTGGTAGGAAATCAGGGTATCAAAAAACACCATCTGAGTATGCGAAAGAATTTCGTAAGTTCATTGATGAAATTTACAAAAAATATGGAAAGAGAGCTACATACATGTTTATAGATCCTTCCGCAAAAGGCTTGGCAGAGGAAATAAAACGTGTATGCCCTGACATAATTATCAGAGATGCGGAGAATACGGTTGACCTAGGAATCAATCGAGTACAGAAGCTACTTGCATTTGAGCGGCTTTTACTTTGTCCTGAACAAAAAGAATTAGAAGCAGAAATGTATATGTATGCTTATGACCCTGACAGTATTGAAAAGGGGATTGAAAAGCCTATAAAGGATAACGATCACGGAATCGACGCTACACGCTATGCCATTATGGGCTTATGGCAATATATCAGACAACTATTACCACAATTAGCAAGGGAGTGATAAGATGGATGTGTTATCAGATTTTTTAAGAAAATTGGGTTATGAAGTACAAACATCACCAATGCAAAAGAGATTGATCAATACATGGATGCAGTGGTACAAAGGAAAAGTAGAAACATTTCATAATTATACCGTGTATAATGGACTGGAAAGTATCCCAAAAGAAAAAAAGACGCTTGGCATGGCCAAGAAAGCAAGCGAGGATTGGGCGGATTTGCTTTTCAATGAAAAAGTATCCATTACGACAAAGCAGCAAAAGATATTGGATGATATTTTAAAAGCAAATCATTTCAGAAAAATGGCCAATGAACTTATAGAAAAGACATTTGCCCTTGGTACAGGAGCATTTGTGGTTTATCAAAGCAATGATAAAAACAGAAGTGTGAATATTGATTATATCAATGCAACCATGATCAAGCCTTTAAAAGTGGAAAATGGAGAAATCATCGATTGTGCTTTTGGCTCATTGATTGGCGATGAGAAGTATTACATCAACATCCATACACGGCAACCAAATGGTCAATATCGTATAGAAAACATTGTATTTGATGTGAAAAAAAGTCAATATACTATCGGAGAACTCCCAGCAGGTGTAAAACCGATTGTCTATACGGATGCCAAAATGTTTACGATTATAAAACCCAATATTTCGAACAATATCGATATGGATGAACCAATGGGTTTATCCGTGTATGCAAATGCAGTTGATGAAATGATGGATGTGGACGAGAAATATGATTCTTATTTCAATGAATTTGAAATGGGTAAGAAAAGAATATTTGTGGATCCAACAGTTTTGAATGTCGATGTTAATAAAGCAAGTGATGATGAATACGTTAGACCTTTATTTGATCCAAATGATACTACCTTCTATGCATTACAGCAGACAGAAAAAGGTATTCAACAAACTGATTTCAATTTGCGAGTACAGGAACACGATCAAGCGTTACAGACTGCCATCAACCTTTTTGGCGATAAGTGTGGATTTGGATCCGATCATTACAGTTTCACGAAAGGTAATGTATATACCAATGAAGCACAAGTTATATCGACAAACAGCAAACTCTATCGTAGATTAAAAAAGCATGAACTGATTTTAGAAGATGCCCTTATCTATCTAGTAAAAGCAATTTTATATGCTGCAACCGGACACGTATATGAAGAAGACATCGTGATTGATTTTGATGATAGTATCATTGAAGATAAGAACACAGAAAGACAGTCCGATCGCAACGATGTTTCCATGGGCGCCATGAGTTTAAAAGAGTACCGTATGAAGTGGTATGGCGAAACAGAGGAAGAGGCCTTGCGTAATCTTCCGGAGCAGAATGAAGCGATGCCATGACACCAGAAGATATTGAGCGTCTTAGTTATGGCAATGAATCCATTTGGTTGAGACTGGAAGAAGAAGTTATGCAGGACATTGCCAGAAGAATTAAACAGACAGGCGTTGTGACAAGAACGGCGGATTATCAGTTGAATCAAATCCAAAATTTATTGGGTTACAGTGATCAGCAAATGAAGACATTGTTACAAGAAACGATGAATGCATCCGACGAATATATCGATAGAGTATTCGATGAAGCGATTAAAACGGATTATATCGACAATAAGGAGTTGTATAAAGCCAAAGGAATTAATTCCATTCCTTTTTCCAAAAACAGCACAATGCAAATGTTATTGAATACTTTGAAATCACAAAGTAAAGGGATGCATAACTTCTCCGGAACTTTAGGATTTGTGATAAATGGAAATACAGGCAAAAGAGCGATTGAATTATCAGAATATTACAAAAGGATACTTGATGATGTTATGGTTGCAGTTGCATCAGGAGGTTTCGATAAAGCCAGCATTTTGAAAAAAGCGGTTTCTGAAATGACAACAAGCGGTTTACGTTGGATTGATTATGAGAGCGGTCATCACAACAGAGTTACCGTGGCAGCCAGAAGGGCAGTAACGACAGGTTTATCACAGATGGCACAAAAGGTATCGGAATACAACGCGCATGAGTTGGGAACATCTCACTATGAGGTCGCATGGCATGCTAACGCAAGGCCAACACATAGAGAATGGCATGGGCAGGTTTGGACAAGAGAAGAACTTGTAAGCGTGTGTGGTCTAGGCAGCGTAGATGGTTTGTGTGGCGCAAATTGTTATCATGTCTATTATCCGTTTATAAAGGGATTGAGTGTTAGAAATTGGTCAGATGAATGGTTAAAGAAACAGAATGAGTTGGAAGACACGCCAAAGACTTTCAATGACAAACAGTATACTGGTTATGAAGCTACACAACGACAGCGTGTTATAGAAACACGCATGAGGGCACAGAGAGAGACGATACATCTGTTGAAAGAGGGAGATGGGGATCCATTCGATATCATGTGCGCACAGGCGAAATATCGTGCCAGCATGGATGAATATGTCAAATTCTCAAAAGCAATGGGATTGCGTGAACAGCGTGATAGGATTTATGTAGATGGCAAAGGTAAGCTAATGAAATCTCGCCAGGAGATCGAAGCATTCAAGCAGCACATAACCAGTTATAATAAAACACTGGGGATTACCATATCGAATAGTGGACTTGTTTCTATTAAGTTATCAGATCATATAGTACAACGTGCAATCAACAGAGGAGTCAATGCCGAACATATGATAGACACATTGACATACCCTTTAGATATAAGTAAAATAAAAGTAGATAAAAATGGTTGGAGTCAAAAAGTTATTGGTGAATATGCAACAATAGCAATCAATCCTGGAGATGGAACTTTGATAACTGTTTATCGCACATCTAGAAAAATAGCAGTAAAGCTTAAACAGAGGAAAGGAAAGTGATCTTTATGAAGATATTACATCTATTCAGTAAAAAGCAACTTGAATGGCTGAAAAATGAAGATATAAATATCAGCGATCAAGATTACACCGATGATGAAATCGTAGATATGATTGAAAAACTGGAAGATTTGCTGTTTGAAAAAGGAATTGAAAACAATGATGAAAATGCATATGGGAATATGTGCGGTGATATACTTACGATTTTTGGATTGAATACTTAGTCGAATAACTTAATATCTTGAACATAATAAGCATGTTTGGCACATTTGGCTTGAGGAGGAAAAGTCATATGGATAAAAACGATAATTACGAAAAAGCTTTTTCACATCCAAGATGGAATGATACAGGACTACCTCATGTATTTACAAAAAGCGAGTGTAATCCCGAACAGTATGAAAGAATACATAGAAGGCTACTTAAAGCTTTAAAGGAAGGTAGAATCACTCAAGAAGATTACGATGAGTTTATGAATAACTAGCACGTTACTGATCAGAGCGTGCTTTTTATTTATATGCCACCAAGTGTGGCTTTTCTTTTGCCCTAGACACGGCATATAAACTGTCTGTTACTCGATGGCAAGAGATATAAAACGGCCAGCCTACCGGAGAGAACCGGATATAAAAAACACAGGAGGTAAGTATGGAATTTTTAAAAGAATTTTTAGGCGATGATTTGTATTCTCAAGTTGAAGCGAAACTAAAAGGCAACGATAACATCAAACTTGTCAATTTAGCTAGTGGAGAATATGTATCAAAGTCTAAGTACGACGACAAGGAAGAAGAACTAAAAACAGCAAATAAGCAGTTAGTGACTCTTTCAGAAACAGTGAAGAAGTTTGAAGGTGAGGATATCGAAGGCTTGAAAAAGCAGCTTACAGACAGTCAGGAAAAATATGACAACGACATCAGTGCTTTACAAACGACAATGAAAAAAATGGCTGCGGTAGATGCATGGTTGGATGCGCATCCGTCAAAGCACCGTAATTTACTGAAATCTCAATTTGATTTGGAGAAAATTGAAATTGAAAAAGACGGTACTTTAAAAGGTCTTGACGAACAGGGAACAACGCTTGCAGAAACATACAAAGATATGTTTTTGACTGAACAGCCACAAGCAGGGGGAATGCCACAAGGCGTAAACCCAAAAACAAAAGATCCAGGACAAATGACAATGGATGAGTATAAAGCCTGGAGAGCGAACAAATAGAAAGGAAGGTAAATAAATATGCCTAATCAATTATTAACAGCAGATATTATTGCACGTGAAGCACTTATGGTGCTGGAAGCCAACATGATCATGGGAAATCTTGTACATCGAGATTTCGATAGTGAATTTGTAGCAGGTGTCGGAGATACAGTAACGATCAGAAAGCCTGCAAAATTCGTTGCACATAACTTTACGGATCATATCACACGACAAGATGCATCAGAAGGAAAGACATCCGTAAAATTGGATCATTGGAGAGACGTATCCTTTGATGTAACTACACGCGATCTTACTTTGAATATCACAAATTTCAGTGAACAGTTTATCGCTCCTGCAATGAGAGCCATTGCACAAGCGTTGGATGAAGATATTCTGAATGAAGTTGTAAATATCACAAATACCGTAAATGGTACAGCCAACGCAACGGATTTGAAAGATATTGCTAACATCAGTAAGAAAATGGACATCAACAAAGTACCACAACAACTACGTCGCTTGGTATTTAATCCTGAACACAAATATCGTTATGCGACTACTGACAATCTATCCAAGGCGTCTTATGCAGGTGATTCACAGGCACTGCGTGATGCAAATCTTGGACGATTATACACGCTTGATACCTATATGGATCAAAATGCACCATATTCTTTAGCAGCGACACCTGGTACGGTAACAGAATGTAAAGCAACAGGTAATAAGGATGCGTATAAGGTAGCATTATCTGATGTAAAACCAGTCACAGGAACGTTGAAAGAGGGCGATGGTTTGATTATTGAAGGTCGTATGTACCGTGTGAAAAAGGATGTAACTGCCGCAGCTGGTGCCATTGCAGAGGTAGAATTAGATATGCCTTTAATGAATGAATACACAAATGAAGCAGTTTATCTCATTACCAAAGTGCATTCTTTGGCATTCCACAGAAATGCAATCGTATTGACAACACGTACATTAGAACTGCCAATGGGCAACAAAAATGCCGCAATCATGAGCAATAACGGGCTTGGCGTGCGCGTGGTGTTTGGATATGATCAAGATACGAAGAAAGATACAGTATCCTTGGATGTGCTGTACGGCATTAAAACGATCTATCCTGAAATGGCAGTGAAACTTATCGGGTAAGAGGTGGTCAAGATGCCTTACACTTCTTATGAATTTTATCAAAAGGATTTCTTTGGCGAAATGATTCCAGAGGAATCCTTTTTCAAATATGAATACAAGGCCAGAACGGAACTTGATAATTTCACATTTGGGAGATTGAAGAAATTAGAGAGCCACAATGAAGAAATTCAAGCGTGCGTCTGCGAAATGTCAGAATATCTTTATACTGAAGATCAAAGACCAAAAAATAATGGAATTTCTAGTGAGAGTACAGATGGATACTCCGTAACTTATCAAAAAGCAAAGAGTCAAGGAAATATAAGTCGTGATCTCTATCAGATAGCGACGAAACATCTTGCTTTTAGCGGTTATCTGTATCGAGGAGTGTATTGATATGTTGTGCTGCATGGAAGATATTACGATCTATCACAAGACATATGATGAAACAACTAGAATGGAAAGCAATCATCCAACGGTTTTACATGGATGCTCATGGTTTGTGAAACAACAGTCTTCTGTTACAGAAAACGGCATGCAGGTGGAGAATATGTATACGGTGCGCATACCATTAAAAAATGCTCCTAATGAACTAATTTTTACGAAAGGTGATTATGTGCTGAAGGGCGAAATATTGATTGAAAACGCAACTGCTAAAGACTTGTTAAAGTTTACGGATAATGTATTCTTGATCAGATCCTATTCTGTAAACGATAAAGGGAGTCCGTATACACAGCATATAAGGATTAGCGGATCATGACGATTAGAACACCAGCAGATAAGATCATAAACGTAAAGGTCAAGAATGGAACCATAAGAGGGATTTTGCGCTTTAACAGAAACTTCGGAGCTAGAAAAACAGCAGCTTTCCTATTAGCACAACGTTATGTGGATAGCGAAATTCTGCGATTAAGCGATCCATTGACACCAAGGATGAACGGCGACCTGATTCGTTCTGGTATTATTGCTACAGATATCGGTTCTGGTATCGTTCAATATAATTCACCGTATGCTCGTTATCAATATTATGGCAAGGTCATGGTAGGCAGTGCGCCCAAACAGTTGACCAGTATCCCCCTTAATTACAATGAAGCGCCAAGACGAGGTGCTAAATGGTTTGAGAGAGTGAAGACGAAACATAAAGAAGAGATTTTGAAAGGAGCTGGTAAGATTGTTGGAAAGTAACAGTATCATTCAAGAATTACGAAATTATTTCTGTGATTGTCCATTATTGAAACAGGGAAAGATCGGAGTCGATTATCTTGGAGCGGTTGCAACGGAATATAGTATCAATCCAGAACCTTGTACACCTGTCGTTAAACGATACACAGATGGCGATACTTTGCGCCAATATCAATTCAGTTTCATGTCGGTAGAATATTATTCAAGCGATGCAATAGAAAACATTGAAAACAGTGGTTTTTATGAGAAATTCGCTGAATGGATTGAACAACAGGATGACTTAGGTAATCTTCCAGAAATACCAGGTATTCAATCTCTTGAAGTCCTGTCATCCGCTTATCTGTTTACAGCAGATGCAAAGACGGCACGTTATATGATTCAGTGTCGCATTACTTATTTAAATAAAGGAGGTAGTCTTAAATGGAAAGACTTGTAAAAAGAAACAAAAAAGTAGCGTTTTTAGGTTGTGTCAATGGAGAAACGATTGAATATATCCGAATGAAGCATTTTACGGATATGTCCAAATCCAGCAATCCAAGCGAATACAGCCGAAAATATGTAGATGAAGATGGCGAAGTAACAGACATTACAGGATTTTCTCCATCTATCAGCTATGCGTTTGATCAGTACGAAGAGAACAAAGTTCATAATGAATTGATTACAATTACAGATGGCGAAATCGTTGGAACAGATGCCGTAAGAACGATCCTTATCGTTGACTTTACGAAAAAAGGAGAACAGGACAATGTATATCATGCGATCAAACGGGATTATGCGGTTATTCCAGACAGTGATGGAGATGACGAAAACACATACACGTATTCAGGTAATTTCAAAAGTCAAGGCAGCAAAGAAGACGTACTTGTTACTTCAAACGATCCTGAATGGAATGCGTGTACGATTTATGATTCAACAGAGGACCTCGGTATTTAAGCCGAGGTTTTCTTCGTTAAAGGAGTGAGATAGACCATGGAAAATAAAATACCGGTATGGAAAATCAATGGATATTCTTTTCCATTTGATTTTGATGATTGGGAAATGATGAAACGTTACGAAGATGCTTTTCGTAAAATGGAAAATAATGCTCATAGCGCACCAAAAAACATTCCACGTTCTGAAACTATAAAGTTCATTTGTGACGCAAATTATACATTGTACGATGATCTTTTTGGAAAAGGCAGTGCTGATAAAATTTTCAACGGTGTCAGAAATTCTCGTTTATGCGATGAAGTATATGATGGTTTCTTGAAGTTTGTAGAAGAAAATTGCGGAACTACAGATAAAGTTCGTGTTGAAAAACTTCAGCGTTATATCCCACCACAGGACCATAAGAAACCAAACCGCAATAAAGCACGTCATAAAAACAAACGATATGTTAAATAGTCTGATACATCCGTATCCAAAGGCTATCACTATCGATGGAAAAGAGTACGAGGTTTATACAGATTTCAGAAAGTGGATAGCACTAACGGAAGCCTTGCTGGACAAGGAACTGAACACTATGGAGTTATTTATTGTATTAACTTCTATTTTTACTAATGAGAAACCTGAAATGACACAGGAAGCGATCCAGCAGATTGTAATATTCCTTAATGGTAATACAGGAACGAAAAAAGGAAAACCTTCAAAAAAACGAAATAAACGAGTGTTGAGTTTTGATATGGATTGCGATTGTATCATAGCGGCTTTCATGCAGTGTTACCACATCGATTTAATATCCATACAGTATATGCATTGGTGGCATTTTCTCGCACTCTTGTATTCCCTTGATGAGTGTGAAATGAAGCGACGTATGGATTATCGTTCCATAAATGTTTCTAATATCAAAGATAAGAAAGAGCGTGCTAGGATAAGGAAAATACAAAGTGATATTGCGATACCTTCTTCTGAAATTGATGAGGACAGGATCGCTAGTGCATTTGATTAAGCAAGGAGGTGGATAATCATGGCATATGATGGTTCATTGAAATTCGATACAAGACTGGACGATTCAGGTTTGTCGGATGGCATAACGAAACTTTCAACAATGGCTGCTAAAGGTTTGGCTGCAGTAACAGGTGCACTCGCAGGTATGAGTTCCTATGCAATTAAAGTCGGGTCTGATTTTGAAGAAGGAATGTCTGAAGTAGCTGCAATATCAGGTGCATCTGCGGAAGATTTGGAAATGTTGACCGAAAAAGCAAAAGAGATGGGAATCCAAACCAAATTCAGTGCTACAGAAGCCAGTGAAGCAATGAAATACATGGCAATGGCAGGATGGAAAGCAACAGATATGTCTGCAGGGATTAGTGGAATCATGAATCTAGCGGCTGCATCTGGAGAAGATCTTGCCAGTGTTTCCGACATCGTGACCGATGCATTGACTGCATTTGGATTGCAAGCAGCGGACAGTGGACATTTTGCGGATGTGTTAGCTAAGGCGGCATCTAACAGTAATACGAATGTCGGATTGATGGGAGCTACATTCAAATATGCGGCTCCGTTGGCAGGTTCTTTAAAGTATAGTATAGAAGATACAGCGGTAGCGATTGGTTTGATGGCTAATTCAGGTATTAAAGGAGAACAAGCTGGTACGGCGTTGAGAGCAATGCTTACAAGAATGGTTAAACCTACGGATGAAGTTGAAGGAGCCATGAATGCATTAGGTATAAGTATTACGAATAGTGATGGTACAGTAAAACCTTTTTTAACCACCATTAAAGATTTAAGAAAATCCTTTTCTAATTTAACTGATGAAGAAAAGGCAAATAAAGCCGCAGCAATTGCTGGACAGGAAGCCATGTCAGGATTCTTATCTATCGTGAATGCCAGTGATAAAGATTTTGAAAAGCTAGTGTCTTCTATCAATGATGCGGATGGTGCGGCACAGGACATGGCAAAAACGATGAATAACAATCTGAAAGGCAAAGTTAAGTTGTTAGGTAGCTCATTGGAAGGTTTAGGTATAGCAGCTTATGAAAAGTTTGAAAGACCTATGAAGAAAGCAGTAGATGGAGCTATTGATAAAGTGAATGACCTTTCCGATGAGATGACATCTGGAAGTCTTTCAGAGAGTACGGATAAAGTTGCGGAAGGAATTGGCGCTATTGTTGATGCGGCTTTAAATCTTGCGACCGATGCCATTCCTTTATTGATTGATGGTTTTGCCTTTATGGTTGATCATGGAAAAGAAGTGGTAGCTATTCTAACCAGTATTGGAGCAGCTATGATTACACAAAAGACAATTGTACCAATGGTAAATGCATTTCGAGCAGCTTCTACTGCTGTTGATCTTTATAATGTCAAGTTATTGGCATCAAGTGCAGCAGGATTAAAATTTAGTGGAACGCTTACTTTAGGTCAAGCAATGGTAGGCCTTTTTACTGGCAAAGTAACATTGGCAACAGCCGCGACTACTGCATGGAATGCCGCATGTAGTGCTTTAGGGGGGCCTATTGGTGTCACTATTACTGCGGTAGCGGCACTTGGTGTAGGATTGGTTGCACTTTGTACTGCTCTCAACGATACAAGTCCACTTGAAAAGCATAAAAAAGCAGTTGAAGAGGCAAAGGAATCTTACAACGATTTGAAACAATCACATTCAGAGATGTTACAAAACTCCTTGTCCAATGTTACCCATTATGACAACTTGAAAAATAAACTGGATCAGATAGTTGACTCTTCTGGACACGTCAAGAAAGGTTACGAAGGTCTTGCAGGCTATATCGTGAATGAATTAAACGATGCATTAGGTATGAACTTGGAACTAATCAATAATCAGATTATTGGTTATGATAGGGCATCTATAAAAATGGACGAATATCTTGCGAAGATGCGTGCCGCTGAAATTGTAAAAGCACAAGAAGAAACAATGAAGCAAGCGAATGAACTATATAAGCAGAATAACCAGGAACTTGCAGCTTTGAATGATGATTATTTAAAAGCTAAACAAGAATTTGATAAGCAAAAGAAGATTATGGATGATAAAGGTATAGCGGAATCGGAGAGATATCAAAACTATGCTTATGCTTTGGCTAAAACAAGCCTTGAGAATTATGAAAAACAAAGAAGCGATCTTATGGAAGTACAAAAGGGTATAATCGAAGACCAACAAACACTGAACGAGAACAGAGCCGCATTACAAGAAGGCGGTATTGAAAATTACAAAAAGATCAGTGCTACGGAGATAGCAACGTTTGATGAAGAAGGAAACCGCATTGTTAAATCTCTACGAGAAAGATACGATGAATTATTGGCGAGCATTTCTGTGTATGAAGAAATGATTAAAAATGAAAAAGATGAAAAAAGAAAAGCTGCTTTACAAGCTGAATTGGAAGATCTAAATAAACAAAAAACTGATATTGAAACTCAATTAGAAGCTAATACAGAAGCAATGGTTAACGTAATTGGTAAAGGGATACCTTCGGTTATAGGGAAATACGAAGAAACTGGTGATGCTTCATTAAAAGCAATGGACATCTCTAAAGAAGCAGAAAAAACTTCATTGAAAAATGTTGGTGCGGTTAGAAACGGTATCTTTATGGGACAGGTTCCTGTATTTATATCAAGTCAGAATCTGGCTCAGTCTGGATTAGATGGAGTTGACTCTTTATCATACAGATGGTCTGAATTGGGAGAAAATGCCTCTCAAGGTTATAGTGGTGGTATTTCAAGTCCTAAAGCATTATTGGCTGTAGGAGTAGCAGCTGCAAATATGGTACAGGTTGCGATAGGAGCCGCACTACAAGAGCAGAAGTCACATTCTCCTTCACGTATATTTAGAGACGATATTGGTTTAATGGCAGGAGCAGGATATGCTATAGGTCTTGATAAGTCACAAAACATGGTACGTGACTCTGCTAGAGGTATGGTTGATTGTGCACTTGATGAAGTCAGTGGGATGAACAATCTATTACAAGCCAATCTAAAAGGTGATTTCTCTGCATCCTTTGATTTTTTGCGATACGCTGCGGAACAAAATATGTCCATTCTACCAATAAGTGTAGGCAACTCTGTATATAACACATTTATGAATGAAAGTGATCATACCGATTATGATGCATTGGAAAAAATGATGACAAGATCGTTTAGAAATGGTGTCGAAGGAATGACAGTTAGTTACAACGGTCGTGAGATGGGACGTATGATAAAGGAGTGGTCTTAATGATTGTTTATGAGAACCATGAAGGAAAGCGAATCACTTTAAACAAGCGACCGTATAAACTATTAAATATCGATAATTTGTATGATATAGACAGAGATTTTACACGCAAAAATGGACGTATTACATCTTTCAACAACGGAACAAGCGAAAAGAGTGTTGAATTGGATGTTTTGAGTATAAAGGACATATCATGGAAAAATGCATACGAAGAAATGCAGAATATTTTTAACACTGATACATATGCACAAAAACCAGGGAAATTGTATGTTGGAGAGTACTATTTGGAATGTTTTATCTATGCTATCTTGCCAAAAAGTATAAATTTAACACATCCCTATGTGACTTGTACTTTAAGAATTATTAGTAATGATTTTATATGGTTAAAACCAACACGATACACGTATCTATCTTCAGATGCAACACCTGGTTCGCACCATACAAAACGATACCCATATATGTATCCTTTTCGTTATCAGGCAAGAGTCGGTGTAGGGACGATGTTCAACCCTGTTTCATTCTCATCACATTTTCAAATGATTTTTTATGGATTAGTAAAAAATCCAGTTGTAGTTATCAACGATCATGTATATGGCGTAGATACGGAAGTGTCTGAAAATGAATACTTGATTATCGATTATAGTGGTGAACATAAAAGAGAAATTAAATTACACAAACGAGATGGTAGTATAGAAGACAAATTCAATGACAGAAACAGACAATCTGGAGTATTTACGAAAATAGAGCCTGGTAAATCAACTGTTCAATGGTCAGGTAATTTCACATTTGACATTATTGTGTATGAGGAAAGGAGCCAGCCTAAATGGATCTAATCTATACACAACCGTATATTCAGGAACAAGGGATTATAGAAATTGGTTTTTTGAATAACTGTAAAATTGATGTGGAAATCGGTACTGTTTCAAGTAGTGCAAGAAATGATTTTGAAATCACTATTTATGAAAAGAATCTCCCTATACAAAAAGGCGCACTCATCTATGATGCATCAGGAAGCGAGATTGGTGGTATGGTACAGGGTATCAAAATCAATACTTCCCAAAATGAAATCACATTGTTTTGTAAGTTATGGCGTGGCATGTTGCGAGATCATATCGTAAGACCCCCAAAAGACTTAGACTATTATACTTTTAACGGTGACGCTAACCAAGTTTTGTCCAATCTGATAGGTAATAGTTATGATGGTCTTATCGTTGCATCAGATAAAGTATCTGGTATTATGATCAATGGTAAAACGAGATATAGAGATATTTTAACTGTATTTGAAGACGCACTGGCAGATGTACATGCAGCATTGAAAATCACATTTAATGGAGTACAGGCGGTTTGTGAAGCAGTAATGACCAATGACCAATCAGAAACGATATGCTTAGATAATGATTACGGAATCCCGATCATTGCAGAGGATAATGATTGCGGAAGGTATAATCATATCGTAGCGTTAGGACAAGGTGAACTGAAAGACAGGCAAGTTGTAGAAATGTGGCGTTTGGAAGATGGGGCAGTTACCGAAGATGAAACAAAGGATATACCAAAAGGACTGCAGTTAAGGACATATATCTATGATTATTCTTCTGTGGAGTCATTGGAAGAATTAAAAAAAGAAACATTTAAAAAGATGAATGAACTTTGTTCCATACAGAAACTGGAACTGGATTTTACGGAAGGTAAGCTGGAAATAGGGGACATTGTAAGTGCGAAGGAAAGGATGACAGGAATACAAATGAAGAAACAGATCACAAGAAAGGTCATATCTGGCGAAATTCTTAACGGGATTTCTTTTTTTAAGACAACTTATAAGGTAGGTGAATGAGTATGATAAGGCAGATAACGGTAGATAGGGTTGAAGATCCTGTTGATATTTTCGCAAGTGACGATGCGCAAATCTATGCATCGCTCATTGGAAATGAAGGTATACACCATATAGGGTCCTGTATGAGCGTAGAAGCTATCGGAACCAATCAGCTTCGTGTAAATGATGGAGTTGCATCCATTCAAGGTCATATAGCTATTATAGATCCTGGTGACTATGAAATCGTTACTATGGATGTAGGAACATCTGGATATAAAAGAAATGATTTGATCGTTCTTGATTTTCAAAAGGATGGAGAGAACGATACCATATCAATTCAAGCGATAAAAGGGACACCTGGAGTAAATGGAACTGATCCTGATTATGTTCATCAAGATTTGACACGAGGTGGTACACATAGGCAAGTACCTATCTATCGAGTAAAATTCAATGGAACATTGATAGATGGATTTGAACGAGTTGGGAGAGTCTTACCATGCATCGACGATTGTGTCCGAACAGAAGATGAGACCATAGATATGAGTAGTGGCATAGATCTTCAAGTGTTTTTTAAAACTGCAAAAGATTTTGTGAGTTACAAAAAAGCTTCTGGATTTACTGTTCATAATGGTATTCCTGATAGCACATCAGATTTATGTAGTTATTTGAAAATGAGAAATTACATCATTGGATTTAATCATACAAATGATACGCTATGGTTTGCCACATATATAAATGAAAGGTTAAGCGCATTTGAAAAAAATATAACTTCTGAACAAATAAGCACATCTACAGCTATAACAGAACAGGGTAAATATGTGCCTGATTCAATTTTAATCAAGCAAATATTTGATAGACTACAGAACTGTTTAAAAGATGATTATAGCGCACCGAAAAATATACCATCAGGAACAGATTTACAGGTTTATTTAAGAAGTGCAAAGGTATTTACACCGTATTCGAAACAGGCAGGCGCAGCAATTCATAATGGTATTCCAGATAGTGATAAATCTTTTTGTAATTATATAACATTAGGATATCTTGTTCTAGGTTATAGATTGAGTGATCAAACCTATTGGATGAATGCTTTCTTCAATACTGGACAGGGAAGTGTCTTGGCACAATGGGCAGAGATAACTGATACTGTATTGAAAAAGTATGTAAATGAAACTTTCATTAAAAATTCTAAAGAGGGACAGCTCAATGTTCTAACAGCTCGAAAAATGGTTACTTACAGCAAAGATGGTAATGCTTCAACCTACCAAATGCAAGCAGTAGAACAAGATGATGGATATTTAAGATTAACAGCACCAAATACTGCCGATGGGAAAACAGATACTAAATATATTCAAGTTTCGAGAGCAGAAAACGCAACCAAAATAAATGGTTTTTCAGTTTATAATCGAAGTTTCTCTGTAAATGCTGGTGGAGGAAATATGGTACAGCTTACTCCACCGGAATATAAAGAAGGTACGATACTTTATGCCTTCGCACATGTTGGAGGTGTTACCGCAGATGCAATATTGGTAAGCAGTGTAGCATTTTCAAGTGGTAAAGTAAGAGTATATTTTAACAAAAATTTCGATGTAAACATACCATTAAACCTGGAAATACACTATCAGGCTAAATAGTAGAGGAGGAGTAAAACATGAGTATTATCTATGCGCAGATAAACGAGAACGGTCAGTTTGACGCTTTTACCAACGCCCCAATCGAAGGATGGTATGAAATCAAGAATCCGCCACAAGAAATGATTGATTGTAGCATTCGCTTCCAACCAGATGGGCATGGTGGAATTGAGAAATTAAGTGATGAAGATTTTAGAAAGCTTTATCCAGAGCAAAAAAAACATTTGCCTGAGCAAGAATGGCGTGAGATGGTAGAATCTGCATTGCAAGAATTAGTGTTGTCACAATTGGATGGAGGTGATTTACGTGGGTAATTTCTTAGCATACCGCATTATATCAGGCAAATTGGAATTTAAAAATGTACCTGAAGTATTAAAAGATAAGGTTAAACACATATTGATTGACGAAGGTCATCCAGAATTGGCGGAATAATTCGCCTTTTATTTTATACAGAAAGGAAAATGAAAATGAAAAAATACAACATAAAAGATTGGATTAAGAGTGCTAATATCCGTGCCATTAAAACCATGGCACAGACTGCCGTATCATTGATCACGATTGGAAACATGGTTACAGATATGGATTGGATTGCGATTATATCCATTTCCGCAACTGCAGGCATTGCATCTATCTTGACATCTATTGCAGGCTTGCCAGAATGTGAAGAACAGGAGTATAAGGTATGAACGAGTTTTTAATGAATACATACACGATTGCACTACCTTTAGTTCTAGGCTATATCATATGGCTTTTGAAAGAACAGAGGAAAGTACGTAGTGCCAACAGTGAGGGGACAAAGTGCCTGTTGCGTGTGAAGTTGATTGAATATCATGACAAATACATGGAGAAACAAGCCATCCCATCTTATGCACTAAGGAACTGGGTAGAGATGTTCAATGCTTATAAGCAATTAGGTGGAAATGGTATGATTGACGGAATGGATAAAGAAATACACGAATTACCAATTATATAACAGGAGGACAAGGAAA